TGTCATCGGTGCCATATATCACGCCCGATTACTCTTTTTGCTGAAAACGATAAGCTATGTGCTTATTGTAAAGCAGATATTGCTGAGTCTTTACCAGCTCCAGAACAAAAGGTAGAAGAAAAAGTTGAAGTAGAAACTAGTGCTCAAGAGAAAGCTAGGGCTGAACTTGCATTACGTTTCCTGACTAGAAAAAGAATGTTACCTTTTGTGGAAAGATTTAACCCTGACTACAATGCAGGCTGGGTACATAAAGATGTCTGTGCTAGATTAGAAAAATTTAGTCGTGATGTAGTAGATAAAAAATCACCACGACTAATGCTGTTCATGCCGCCTAGACATGGTAAAAGTACCCTTGCTTCAGTAGCATTTCCTGCATGGCATCTAGGTAGAAATCCATCACATGAATTTATCGGCTGTTCCTACTCAGGTTCGTTAGCCATGGGTTTCAGTCGTAAAGTACGACAATTGCTACGTGAACCATCTTACAAAACCGCATTTAAAACTAGACTCGATCCAGATTCACAATCAGCCGAAGCATGGTTAACTGTCAACGGTGGCGGTTATGTAGCAGCAGGTGTTGGTGGAGGTATCACTGGTAAAGGTGCTCACATTCTTTTGATTGATGATCCAATTAAAAATAGAGAAGATGCAGAATCACAAAATAATAGAAGTGCTACCTGGGACTGGTATACCTCTACCGCATACACTCGATTAGCCCCAGGTGGGGGTATACTTGTTATTTTGACTAGGTGGCATGATGATGATTTAGCGGGACGATTATTGAAAGCAACTACTGAAGGTGGTGATCACTGGGAAGTAGTACGTTATCCTGCTATCGCTGAAGATGATGAGAAGTTTCGTAAACAAGGCGAACCTTTACATGAAAGCCGTTACGGTATAGAAGCACTTGATAGAATACGTAAAGCTATAGGACCTAGAGATTGGTCAGCCCTTTACCAACAAAATCCTGTAGCTGATGATGGTGAATATTTTACTAGAGAAATGATTCAGTATTTTGAGCCAGATGATGTAGATCTAGATCGCATGCGGTTCTACTGTGCATGGGACTTGGCTATCGGGCAACGAGACAGGAACGATTATTCTGTTGGTATTGTTGTAGGTGTTGATGAATATGATAGGATGTTTGTAGTCGATGTTGATCGAGGACGGTTTGACGGTTTTGAACTAGTAGAAAGAATATTAGATTTGTATGAACTGTGGAAGCCGTCTATTATAGGAATAGAAAAAGGACATATTGAAATGGCGTTAGGTCCATTTTTAGAAAAACGTGTCAGAGAGAGGGGTCTCCACGAAGCCTATTTTAAGGATTTGAAAACTGGTAGACGAGACAAAGAAGCTCGTGCCAGAGCCATCCAGGGAAGGATGCAACAAGGCATGGTTTATGTACCGAAGAACGAAAATTTTTCGGGGCCTTTAATCGCTGAACTCTTGCGTTTTCCTAACGGAGTACATGATGACCAGGTTGATGCACTTGCATGGATAGGACTTATGATGACAGAGTTTAGTAGTTTTTCTGAGCGAGTTGTTCAAGCACCGTCTTGGCGTGATAAACTTCAATACTTAGCTAAAGAAACTAGAACTAAATCTGCGATGAGAGCATAATTTATGGCGATAATACCTAAGAGAAGAAAGATTACCCCTGAAGAAGAAGATGTTATAAGCTCAACTCAGTGGGATCGTTACACTCGTGCCCGTGATAACGGACATGTTGATTATGTTGATCTAGCAAAAAAATGTGATGCTTATTATCAGGGAGAACAATGGGATTCATCTGATATTGCAGCTCTTGATGCAGAAGGTCGACCTGCATTAACCATCAATACTATTTTACCAACGATAAATACTGTTTTAGGTGAACAGGTAAATCGTAGGGCTGATATTAGATTCAAACCTAGACGGGGAGCAGAACAAGAAACTGCAGATACATTAACAAAATTATTTTCACAAATTGCAGATAACAATAAATTAGACTGGGTAGAACAACAGGTTTTTACTGACGGTTTAATTATGGACGGTCGTGGTTATTTTGATGTTCGCATAGATTTTAGTGATAACATGCAAGGCGAAGTTAGAATTACTGCAAAAGATCCGTTAGATATTATTCTTGATCCAGATGCCAAAGAGTATGATTCAACAACTTGGAACGAAGTGTTTGAAACAAAATGGATGACTCTTGATGAAATCGAAGAACTATACGGCAAAGAACAAGCCGATAAATTACTTTTTATTGCCGAAAACGGTCAGACTTATGGCAGGGATTCAGTAGAATACTATGAAACTCGTTACGGTGATACCGATGATACTGATGATTATATAGGTACTTCTACTACAGGTTATGGTGATGAATATAGAAGTGTAAAAGCTTTACGGGTAATAGAACGTCAATATAAAAAGCTGCATCGTATTGACTGTTTCGTTGACAAACAAAATGGAGATATGCGTCCTGTTCCTGAAAACTGGTCGGCTGCAAAGACAAAAAAATTCGCTAAACAATATGACCTAGATTTATATTCTAAAATGAAAAAACGTGTCCGTTGGACCGTAACCTGCGACAAAGTAGTATTGTTTGATGACTGGTCTCCGTATGATGAATTTACTATCGTTCCTTACTTTGCTTACTTTCGTAGGGGTAGACCTTTTGGTATGGTGCGTAACTTATTGTCTCCACAAGAACAGCTAAATAAAGTAGCAAGTCAAGAGCTGCATATTGTAAACACTACAGCAAACAGTGGTTGGTTAGTAGAATCAGGATCACTGACTAGCATGCAAGTAGAAGATTTAGAAGAACATGGAGCAGAAACAGGTTTAGTTCTTGAATATAATCGTGGTTCAACTCCACCAGGGAAGATACAACCTAATCAAATACCTACAGGGTTAGATAGAATTAGTTTAAAAGCAGCTAACAATATTAAAGAAATAAGCGGTATCAATGATTCCATGTTAGGAACAGATAGTGCTGAAGTATCGGGTGTAGCTATTCAGGCTAAACAGAACCGTGGTATTGTCATGATTCAAGTACCATTAGATAATCTTAAAAAGACAAGATTATATCTAGCTGAAAAAGTACTAAACATAATACAACAGTATTATACAGAAGAAAGAGTTATCATGATTGCTAATGGTGAAGCTTCTGATGAAATGGAACAAAATGAAATGATGGTTATTAATCAGCAGGTAGGTGATCAAATTATTAATGATATTACTATCGGTGAATATGATGTTGTTGTAAATACTACTCCAGCTAGAGATTCATTTGACGAAGTTCAATTTGCTGAAGCTCTAAACTTAAGACAAGTAGGAGTAGCAATACCAGATGATGCTATTGTGCAGTATAGTAATCTTAATGATAAAACTGAACTTGCTAGAAGAATACGTACTCTTACAGGTCAAGAACCACCAAGCCCAGAGCAACAACAGTTGTTACAAATACAGCAACAGTTTCAATTTCAACAACTGCAACTTGAAATCGCCAAGTTGGAAGCAGAAGTACAGAAACTACAAAGCGAAGCTCAAGTTAATCTTGCTAAGGCTCAAGATGTTTCTAGTGTACAACCACAACTGCAACTTGCAGAAGCTCAAGCTAAACTTGAAATGAAACAACGTGAGTTAGATCTAAGAAGAGAATTATCTGCATTAACTAATAGTACTAGACAATCACAAGCAGAAACCCAAGCGGCAAGTAAAATTGCTGCAACTGCTATGTCTAATGCAGCAAAAAATAATACATTGGTTCCAGAACCAGTAGAACCCACACCACCAGGTCCTGTTAACATAGAAAACTTTAGATAAGGAGGATAGTGTTATGATGCATGGCGATAAGAAGATGATGAAGGGTAAGAAAAAGAAGATGACAAAGAAAAAGAAAATGACAAAGAAAAAAATGAAAACTAAAAAAGCTAGTAAGCCTAAGTCAAGGATGGGTTACGGATACTAATAAAAGGAGTTATTAATGGCTGAGGATAAAAACGAAGAAGGCAGTGTTAATCTTGGGATTTCCTATCCTGGATCTGATCCAATGGAAAAAGCTAAGTATGAAGTTGATTTAAATTTCGCTGAAGAAATTACAGACGAACAACTTGATCCACCAGAAACAACTGCTGAAACAACAACTGAGGAACAAGTAAGTGAATCAGAAACTGACGATACGACAGAGGAAACAACTGAGACAACTGAAGAAGATGGTGAGACAGAAGAAACAGTTGAACCAGAAGAAACCGAGGTTGAAGAGGCTGCTGAACTTGAAGATACTACCGAGACTGAAGAAGTTGAAGAAGTGGAGCAAGTTGAAGAGCCAGAAGCTAAAAAACCTATGGTTCCGAAGTCTAGATTGGATGAGGTTCTTGCTAAAACAAGAAAATTACAAGAGCAAATAGATGCTTTAACTGCAGAAAAAGAAGCTCCTACACCTGATCCAGCTCCTCAGCCTTATGATTTCGATGCTAAAGAACTTTTATATCAAGACCATGTACTTAATGGTGAGACTGAAAAAGCTGTAGCTTTGAGAAAAGAGATACGAGCAGCTGAAAAAGCACAGCTTGAGTATGAAATGGGTCAGAAGTTCAGTCAACATACTACTGAAAGTCAACAATTAAATGATTTACAGGTTGTAGCTAAAGAAATAGAAGCAAAATATCCTGTTTTTGATAAAACTTCTGAAGTTTTTAACGAAGATTATACTAATGAAGTGTTAGAACTACGAGATGCTTTTGTAACTAGGGGTACTGTGCCCGCAGAAGCTCTTAAAAAAGCAGTAAATTATGTAGTAAATAGTAATAATCTAGATACGCCAACAGAAACTACTACTTTATCAGAACAACCTAAACAACCTGCACCTAAACAAGTTGATCAAGTTGCTAAAAAACGTAAAGAAGTAAAGAAAAAATTAAAAGCCGCAGAGTCTCAACCACCCGATATGCCTGGTGAGAGTTCTGCCGCACACGGAGAAAAAACCGTTGATATAGCTTCTATGAGTGAAGATGAGTTTAATGCTTTACCAGAGGCTACATTAAAACGACTTCGTGGTGATATAGGATAAAAATTTGAGGGTTATCTAGCTTATCAAGCTATATGATAAGTAGGTAAACAATACGGTGCTAGATTTCCCTCAAATATTAAGTTATCCTTGCTATAGTTTCGTCCGTTTAAACGATATTAAACCGTAGTCGCTGACGTAAAAAAGCGTATATTCGCCTTGCAGGGCGTAAAATATGCTGAGTTCGTAACTCTAAAATACGTAAAACCGTTCTCCCTACGATAGTGGGTATACGGATTATACTGCTCCAAAAGTCAGTTAAGTAAAAATAGTTAATAATGTAAGGAGTTTAGCGATGGCTAATACCAATTTTGCATCATTGACTTCAAACCAACTTACGGCTTGGAGTCGTGATTTCTGGCGAGTGGCACGTAATATGTCATTCATCAATCAGTTCGCTGGAACTGGTTCCAATGCTATGGTGCAGAGAATTACAGATCTAACAAGATCCGAAAAAGGTACCAAAGCGGTAATAACCTTGCTTGCTGACATGACAGGTGATGGTGTCACAGGCGACAACACTTTGGAAGGTAATGAAGAATCTCTAAGAGCTTTCGATATTACCATTCAACTTGATCAACTACGTTTTGCTAACAGATTAGCAGGTCGTTTAGCTGACCAAAAGAGTGTTGTAAATTTTAGAGAAAACTCTAGAGATGCACTAGCTTATGCTATAGCAGATCGTATTGACCAGTTAGCGTTCTTAACACTTTCTGGTGTTGCGTATACTTCGAAAACAAACGGAGCTACACGTAATACTTCTGCTACAACTGGACATGAGTTAGCTGACCTTGAGTTTGCATCGGATGTTTCAGCCCCAACAACAAATCGTCACAGACGATGGGATGCCACGGACGGTCTATCAGCAGGTGATACCACAGCTGTAGCAGCTGCGGACACTCTAGCTTACAAATGTATTGTTGAAACTAAAGCATATGCTAAAGACAACTACATTCGTGGTGTTAGAGGACCTGGTGGAGAAGAAATGTTTTACATGTTTGTAACTCCACAACAAATGGCCGATCTAAAACTTGATTCAGATTTTCTTGCTAACGTACGTCAAGCAAGTCTACGAGGACCTCAGAACCAGTTATTTGCTGGAAGCTCTAGTCTAATGGTAGACGGTGTTATGATAAGCGAGTTTAGACACGTTTATAACACTGCTGGTGCTGCGAGTGGATCTAAATTTGGATCTAGTGGAACAGTAAATGGTGCACGAGCACTATTCTGTGGTGCACAAGCCCTTGCTATGGCTGATATCGGTTTACCTGAAATAGTTGAAGAAAGCTTTGACTATGGAAACCAACAAGGTATCAGTATTGGTAAGATTTTCGGCCTCCGTAAACCAAAGTATAATAGTGATTACAATGGGTCTGTTGAAGACTTTGGAGTAATTGCTGTCGATACAGCTTTCTAAGGAGGATTAATAAATGGCTACCATAGCAACTTTATATAAGTCAGGTGAAGTAGAAGGTAATTCTGCATACGTACAGCATCCAGGCGGTATGTTTGTAAGAAAAACCGTATTCTCTAGCCCTGTATTTGTGGTCAATGACGTAGTACAACTTGTAGACGTTTTTGCAGGGGAAACTTTGCATAGTATAGTTATCAAGTCTACTGATATTGACACTAATGGTTCTCCAGCAATTGTTCTTGACGTAGGTTACGGTAACAGTACTACTGAAACTGCATCTACTTCAGATGACATTATTGATGGTTCAACCATTGGTCAAGGCTCAGGTGTTGCAATCGCCAGTGCTTTGGATGCAGACTCGGACGGTGGAACTGCTTTTGCAGCAGGGCCCCTAGAGTTTACAGCTACAGATACGATTGACCTACATGTACAAACAGCTCCAGCTACAGGTGCAACAGGTACAATCACATTCTTTGCTTACTTTAGTAAGTAGTTTGAAAAACTGTGACCTCCTCTTCGGGGGAGGTCATATTTAACTAAGGAGTAGTTAATGAAAATTATATGCACTGAAGATATGCGAATAGCTTCTTTAAGTGGGCACGTTGTGCTTATAAAAGCAAATGAACCTAGAGAGTTACCAGAACATTTAGGTATTTTAGCATTAGAGCAAGGAGCTAAAATCTTTTCAGAGCAACCTGAAGTTATTGAAGAAGTAACTGAAATAGCCGAAGAAAAAGTAGAGATTGTTGTTGAGGAGGAGGATGACGACTTTCAAAAATTAGTAAATATTATGACAACACTAATTGATGAAGGTAATCCAGATAACTTTAAAGTTGATGGAACTCCCAAAGCAGTCGTAGTTAATAAACTTAGTGGCTCTACCATAACTAGTGAACAGCGAGAAGCTGCATGGGAAGAGGCTCTTAACTTACGTTGAGGTAGCCGATGGCTTTAACAGTTAAAAATATTTTAGATAGGGTACAAATATCCTTACAAGATACTACCAACATACGATGGACTCAAACAGAGTTACTTAATTATCTTAATGATGCTCAACGTGAAATAGCATTATTAAAACCCGATGCTACATCTATTAATACAAACATCCAATTAGCTACTGGAACACAGCAGTCTATACCTACTGGCGGTTGTAGAATATTGCGAGTTATTCGTAATATGGCTAGTACTGCAGGTGATGCTGCAGGTGGTAGAGTAATACGTCAAGTATCAAGAGAAATACTAGATGCACAAGATCCAAACTGGCATACAACAACTGCTACAGGATTCTCTAAACATACAAATATAGTTAGGCATTGGGTGTATGACGAAATGGACCCAAAAACTTTTTACGTATATCCAGGAGTTTCAGGTAGTGCTTTTGTAGAGATAGTTTATTCAGTAGTACCAGGGGTACTTGATTATTCTAGCAGTGGTTCTTCTGAATTAGGAGTTAGTGACATATATGCAAATGCTGTTATAAACTTTATTTTATATATGGCTCACAATAAAGATTCCGAGAGTGCAGGAAACCAAGCTAAAGCTACGGGATACTATACGTTATTTACTAATGCTATCGGGCAAAAAACACAATTAGATGGGATACTAAACCCTGCAAATGAAAAACAAGTAGGATAAATAATGGCTACAACTACATATGAATCTTTAATATCTGAGATAATACCAATAGTGCCGTCTTGCCCTGATTCTTTAATACAACAACATATACGCTCTGCAGTTATAGAGTTATGTGAAAGGTCTGCTGTATATCAAAAAGAGTTAGACCCTATTACGGTTTCAAGAGATGTATATGAATATGATTTTGATCCACCATCAGGTACAGTAGTTCATAAAATAGAATGGGCTATTTTTGATGGTGATGTGCTAGAACCTGTAACTAGCGGGTTACTAGAACAAAGAGAACCTGATTGGAGAAATTCTACAGGTACTCCTGAGTATGTTATTAAAAATACACAAGATACTTTTTTAATTGTGCCTATACCTTCAACAGCAAAGACTAATGGGCTTATTATAAGAGCGTGTTTAAAACCTACTCATACTTCTACGTCTTGTGATTCTACAGTTATGTCGGATTACAGAGATGCCATAGTAAATGGCACTTTAAACAGACTATTACGTATACCTGCAAAAGACTGGTCTGACCTTAATGCTGCAGCAATTTATGGTACTTTATATGCCGAAAATGTAGCAACAGCAGAAAAAAGGGCTCGTTTAGCAGATACTGCAGTAGCTGGTAAAGTAAATTATGGAGGACTTTACTCAAACAGACGGAGTGTTAAAAAATATGCAGGAAGAAGGACTTTCTATTGATATTAAAATAGGCAATATTCAAAAAGAATGGCATTGGATAAAACCAGAACTAGAGGAGTTATTAACAGCTAATCCACAGTTACTATATAGACCAGAAGATGTATATGCGAGATGTCTATACGGAGAATCTTCATTATTACTTGTTGATAAAGGATTTATCATAGTAACTATTACTGAGGACGAAGTAAGGGATATTAAAATATTTTATGTGTGGATAGCTAAAACTTTAAATAAACCTACAGGTTTAATAGAATTAAAGAATATATGGAAAAGTTTAGAAATATTAGGTAAACAAAGCGGCTGTTCAACTATAGAAACGAGTACACCTATTAAAAGAGTAGGAAGGTATTTAGAGAAAACAGGCTGGACATTAAAAACATTGGAATATACTAAGGATATATAATGAGTAAAGCACCAAAACAAAAACAATCACAAGCAGAAAAAGCGTTAGCTGAAACAGGTGTTGCCCAATATAATTTAACTGCTCCTTTATTACAAAGGTCGCTTAACCAGTTTCAAAAACTAGCTGATAATCCTGAGTCTTTAGCTAGAGAACTTTTAGCTATAGGCAGAAAAGATATGTTCGACACTATGGAGCAGAATAAAACTTTTACTACTGCAACTATGGGTACAGATTTAGCTAGTTCTACTCCTACTGATCAATTAGCTAACGCTCTTTCTTTAGAAGCTGAAAAACAAGCACGAGAATTTTCTCGTAAAGGAAATGTATCAACAGCTTCAATTTCAAGTGGGCAGGTTAATCAAGAGCTTCGATTCTCTGGAGCTGCAACAAATGCTATAAATCAAGTACTAGCAAGAGAGCAACGAGCAAAAGCAGAAAATAAAGCTATGATAACAAAAGCTGCTCTTGAAGCAGGAGGGCTTGTTGCAGGTAAACTAATTAGCAATAAGTTAGATCCAAATGTTAATATTTTTGGTAGGGATATTAAATCAAGTCCTTCTACAACAAATCGTTCACAGTTTAGTAATAGTCTATATTCTATGCAGCCATCTACTAATAATAGTGCATTTGGCGGTTTTAGTAATTCAAATGTAAGCAACTTTACGTTAGGTGTAGCACCTTTTGGTAATAGATAGAGGAATATAAAAATGGCAGGATATTTTGATAGTAACGGTAATTTTATATCAGCCACTGTTCCTATAACAGGAGATGCTGATAGAGATACTGCTGCTTTAACTAGGGCAGAGTTTTTGCGGTTTCAAAATATAGGATTACCTTCTATACGAGAGACTTTAACCCAAGCTGAAAACTTTTTAGATCCGCAGTATCAAGGCCCTGAAATTAGTCAAGCTAGAACAGATGCAGCAGAAACATCTGCTTTACTTAGTGGAGTTCGTCAAAGAAACATTAGTAGGTTTGGTGCAACTTTAACACCAGTTCAACAAAGACAATTAGAAACTTCAACAGATAGAAACTCGGTTTTATCTCAAATAAATGCTGTTGCAAACACAAGACGTAATTTACGTAATGAAGGACTAGCTTCTTTAACTGAAATAAATAATATTATAACAGGTAATTATTCTGCAGCTAGGGGTGCAGTAAACCAAGCAGGTATATCTGCTTTTCAAAGAGAGTCGGCAAATAAAATGGCTTCAGCAAGAAATAGAGCACAATTAATTTCTGGCGGTATAGGCTTACTTGGAACAATAGGATTTTTTGCTTTAGGAGGAGGAGTATAGATGGCTTTACTTGATGGTTCAGCTTTATCAGCCCTTAATAGGGGTCTTTTTACAGGATTAGCAGCTGGGCAACGTAATAGACAATCCAACGCAATTAACCGATATAGGTCAGCACAAGCTGAAAGCTTTGAGTTAGCGAATGAAGCAATACGAGAAAAATTAAAATATGATGAGCTTATGCAAGATGCTAGAATACAAAACTTTGTGTTAAATAAGTCAAAAGACGGAACAAGTCTTTTAGCGTTTAATACTATTAAAGAAGGTGATTTTACTTTTGATCCAAATAAATCAGACAAATTTTTACTTGATTTAGACACTGTAAATAAATTTACAAATATATATTTAACCGACCGTCTTAACTTACCACAAGGCACCACAGGTGAAATAATTCCTGCTTCACAAATTTATGGCGGAACTATGCCAGTGCCTGAAGATAGTGTAGTCATACAAGTTACAAATCCAGATGGAAGTATGGGAGTATTAACTGAAAATGGTTCTAATGCGGATGACGCTAAAGTAGTTTTTAGAACTAAAAAAGAAATGGCAGGGCATTTTAACTCTATTTTTAACGATGCAAAAGACAAAAGCGATTTATATAATAATCTTTTAAATAAGCAGGGTCTTGCAAACTTGGCAGACGTTGGTACGGCAAATTATGCTACTAATGCTGATAATGCTATGCAAGATGCAGCACGAGTAAATAGTCTTTTTGGTCAACTTATGGCAGAAAAACCTGAACGCACACCCGAAACAGAAGAATTTGTTACTAATAAAACAGCTTATTCTATTTTTAGAAATGAAGTACTAGGTAAATTAAAACTTCTTGATCGAACGACTCAAGGAGAATTGCTTGATGCTATAGAACAGTCAGA